ACGCTGAAATGGAAGAGGAGCTTGCTAACTTTTACATTAATTCAATTAAAAAAGGATTATCTGCTGGGTACATTATAAACATTCCTGATGGTGGTACTTTAACACCTGAACAAAAAGACGAATTAGAACGCAAGATAAAAGGCAAGTTAACAGGTTCGCCTAATGCAATGAACTTTGTGATTTCGTTTAATGGTAGAGATGCTGAAATAACTATCATTCCATTTCCTGTTAATGATGCTCAACATAAGCAATGGGAGTATTTGACAGGCGAAAGCAGACAACAAATAATGACAGGGCATAAAGTGGTAAGTCCTAAACTGTTCGGCATTATGTCAGATGGAGGTTTGGGAAACAATGCTAATGAACTAGACGAGGCAGAGGCTCAATTAATGAAACGAGTTATACAACCTAAACAAAGATATATTACTGAAGCATTGGAAGAAGTTTTAAATTTTTATAACATCAATTTAGATTTATATTTCGTTCCATTGACAGAGCAAAAATCTATTGCTATGCATTCTCACGACGAAAAAAAAAAGAATGATTTAGATGATTTTTTAGGATTAGGCGAAGATGAAGATTTAAACGAGTGGGATTTAATAGATGAACGAGAAGTTGACTATGAAGAAGAAGATAAGATAGACTTGCAATTAGCCACTACAGGCACTGCAAATCCAAACGCTAAAAGTGCGCAAGATAGCGACATTTATAAAGTGCGTTATAAATATAAAGGCTCAAATAATCCACAAAGGGAATTTTGCCAAAAAATGATAAGTGCATCAAAGATATATCGTAAAGAAGATATTATAGCAATGAGCAGTAAATCAGTAAATGCAGGTTGGGGACCAGAGGGAGCGAACACTTATTCTATATGGCTATATAAAGGAGGAGGCGACTGTCACCATAAATGGTATAGAGTTATTTACGCAAAAAAAGATAGGAGTAAAAATCCAGACGTTAACAGTCCTTTAGCCGAAGAGGTTACGCCTGCACAAACAAGAAAAGAAAATAAATTCATCCCTGAGGCTAATAATAAGTTAGTTTATACCGAGCCAAAAGATATGCCTTATAATGGATTTTTACCAACTAATAAAAGATTTCAATAATGGCGGAGCTACTTTTTATCACCCCACAAGAAATGACCAGCTCAACAATATTGAGCGGAAATACAGATACGGATAAGTTTTTATTTTGCATTGCAAATGTGCAATTAACAACGATTGAACCATTACTTGGTAGCGAGTTATATGATAAGATTATTGCTGATAAAACAGCAAATACTTTAAGCGGTTTATACTTGGAATTATACAACGATTTTATCAAGCCAATTGTAAAAAATGAATCAATAGCACAATATATAGAGATAGCGTCTTATATGGTAGATAACGGAGGTATTTACAAGCACACGGGCGATAAGATAGAAGTAGTTGACAAGCAAGAAGTGCAATTTTTAGCAGGAAAATATAAAAGTTTAGCTCAAATGTACGTACATCGTTTTAATAAATGGATTTGTAAGAACCCGTTAACTGAATATAAATGTTATCAGGACGAGGTTAACGCTATTAAGGGAATTAATTTGAATGTAGGATGGAAATTGTAAGTGGATTTAATCGAAAATGTAAAGATGCTATTTCTGGGATTACTCAGATTTGGCTTTTAAAGTACAAAAAATACAGTAGAAGTCAAATAGTTACAAATGGTAACTACTTAGTTTCTTTTCCTGAGACGTTTATATACGAATTTAATAGCGTACAAAATCCTTCGCCATCTGAAACAATGGAGCAAAACGAGGGGGGTAAGTTTTACAATCAAAGTATATCCTTAACTTTTCCTAATTCAAGTACAAAAGACACTAAAGAATTAGCGAGTTTGGAATTTAGATTGCTATTTAAAGACAGGAATGGATTATACCGTATTTTTGGCTTATATAACGGATTAAGTGCGGGAAATGTAAGTTATAATACTGGCTCTGGAAAAGGCGATTTAAACGGTATTAAAATTGATTTTACAGGGCAAGAAGAAAGTAGTGCGTATTTTATAGATAATCCAGAAGACGCTGGCTTTATAGATTTAGGAACAGACGAACCTTTCTATTTCTTATACCAAAATGAAGATAGATTTTTATTACAAGATAGCAATTTCTTATTAAATTAAAAAAAAATGGCAAATAAAAAATTAACAGATTTAACAGAATTAACTACACCTGCCGACAATGACTTTTTGTATGTAGTCGATGTATCAGATACAACAGAGAGCCCTCAAGGCACAAGCAAAAAAATACGTAAAGATAAGGTAGATTCTGGGGCAAGTAAGGAAAATATAGCTAATAAATCAGACATATACACTACCGACACCGAAAAGTATTATAGTGCAGCTTATGTAAACGGAGTTTTACCAACATCTTATTCTAAAATAGTTTATGTAAACGCAACTTCACCAATAACAGCGACTATTTTTGATACTGAAAATCCACCTGTTACAAATGACAACTTATTAAAAAATGATGTTGCTAATTTATATATAGGTACGGATGCAAGTACATGGGTATATAATTCAACAACTTACATAACTAAGTCAGTAACAGCAACAAGTTCTAATTTCTATTTAGCTGGCACTACAACTGATGCTGGAAATACTAAGACGGGACATATTTCAAGAATAGGAAATATTAACACTACTGGAAAATTAGGTGTTTTAGGGAGTTCATACTTTGCTACTGATACAGATGCTAAACTTTATATAGGAACTTCGACTCTAAACCCATCAAATTCAAAATTTGTAACGAAAGGAACTCTTAGTGCCAGCAATCATTTAGCTTCATTTTTAAATAATTCTGGAGTTGAGCAAGTTAACATATTAAACGACGGGACAATTAATTCAAAATCAATCGTATCCGACCATATATCCGTATTAGGAAATAGCGCAAGTTTAACGTTTAACGGTACTAATGCTGGAATAGGGGGTACTTCTGGAAAATATCTTTTAAATAGAGCGTCTAATTGGGAGTTAATAGGTTTATTAAAATACGCAACGGATGTCTCTGTATCTTACGATGCAAGAACTTTAGTAGATAAAGGTTATACTGACGCAAAAATAACACAAACAATCACAAACGGAGTAACAGATAAGTCACCGAGTGAAGATGTTGTTTATGATGCTATTGACGGAGTTGTCAAGACTATAATTTTAGATACACCAACAAGTACATTGACTGGTACGGTTACAGAAACATTAATGCACACTTATACTATTGCAGGCGGTAAATTGCCAACATCATGTATGCCTAATTTAAAGATTAGATGTAGTAAGACTGGAAGCGCTGGTACTTGCACAATTAGAGTTAAGGTAAATAGTGTTAATGATTTCGCTACTGCCAGCACTGTGGCATTATACGTTGGAGCTTCAAACGTAATGAATTTTATAACCGTAAGAAATCCAACTTTATCAGCTGGGGTTATGATAAATAATAATAAAGATACAAGTATTTTATCTGACGAATTGACAGCGAGTACTGCTGCTTTTACAAGTACGACATATGATCCAAGTGTCACGCGGTATTGGTTTATTTCATTACAAAATTCAGATAGTACAGATACTACAAGAGTTCGTTCTGTTAAATTAACAAATTAAAAATCATGATATATACAATTTTAAACAAAGAAGGTAAAGAATTATATGCTACTCAAGACATAAGCAATTTGCAAGAAAATGAAATAGCAGTAGAGCAACTTAGAACGGTTGAAATGGAAAACCCATACTTTGACTTTGAAATAAGAAAATTTTATAATAAATTAAATTAAATAAACATGAAAAACTTAAAAACAACTTTAGCAGGATTAATTACAGGATTACCTTTATTGATTGATGCCTTAATTCAGGCTTATAATGCAGATGCATTTACAGATAAATCAGGGAGTCAATTACTTTTAGCCATTGGATTAGTGACTATCGGATGGATGGCATCTGATAAGAAAAAAGAAGTTAAATAAAATAATTACGCATAATTGCCCCTTATTATGACAAACAAAATATTAGAAGAAAAAGTTGACCGTTTAGAAAGCCATTTTAAAGTTTATAAATCAGATATGACAGACGTTAAGGAGGTTACGAGAGATATTCGTAATCTACTAACTGGCACGGAATTAACTGGTAAAAAAGGAGTAGTTCATTTATTGGAAAAACTTGAAGCCAAAGTTGATGATTTAGAAGCCAAACAGATGTTAATTGATGATAATATGAATAACGTTAAGTTTGTCGCAAAAGGGGTAATTACTGCCGTGATAGGTTTTTTTATATGGCTATTCCAAACAAAATAAATTATGAAAATATCACAAATAGGAGTTGATTTAATAAAACATTTTGAAGGATTTATCTCTAAACCTTATCTTTGTCCTGCTGGAGTTGCTACCATTGGTTACGGTTCAACTAAATACGTTGACGGTAAAAAAGTAAAATTAAACGACAAAGCTATAAACGAAAATGAAGCAACTTTATTATTAAAAAATACTTTGACTATTTACGAAAATATTGTAAATAAAAAAGTAAAAGTACAATTAAAACAAAATCAATTTGATGCTTTAGTTTCACATACTTACAATACAGGAGGTTCAAATACTTTGTTCAACTTAATTAACAATGAAGCAAACGACGAAAGTATTAAAAAATGGTTTGAAACTAAATATATTTCAGCAAATGGTAAAATATTAAAAGGATTAGTTGAAAGAAGAAATGCAGAATCAAAATTATACTTTCATGAAAAATAACTATCCATTATTATTATCCGTTACTATTGCGGTTATTATACTTTTGATTTTATCATCATGCGGAACGAGAAAAGTTTCTAATAAACAAACTGCATTTAAAAGCGATTCTTTAATTATAGAAAATAAGCATGTTTTAAGCCAAGAAATAATTTTAAACGATATATTTACTTTAAAACCATTTGATACACTTAAACCGATGATAATAAACGGTAAAAGCTATTTTAACGCGGTTATCACGAATGATAAAAGCAAAATTAATAAAACAGAAAGTAAAACAGAAAATAAAGTTTCAAGTCTAAAAAAAGAAAGCGAAACTAAAATTAAAGAAAGCGAAAAAACCGATAACACAGTTTTGTATATCGGTTTATTTTTCGTTTTATGTTTATTTATATTTTTGTGGTTTTATTTAAAAAGGGCAGGTATTTTTAACCTTAGGAATTAAATCTTTGTACTCTAATTTTATCTTCTCACTTATTGCATCGCGTACGAACTTGCCAACATCAACATTGTAAGACTTCATTTTTTGAAGCGTTTTTAACTGACTTTCTGAAATTCTTATAACCTTTGTTTTAGTAAGTAGTTTCATAATTGTAATACATTTGTAGGTGTTAGCCAATAGTTATGCGGGATGCTGTGATGCCGCATAACCAAAATGACTAAATAAGATTTTCTAAATCTTGAATTTTAATTTTTTC